CACACAAATATACTGGCTCACAAGAAATTATGCAACGTATACGCTATGCATATGAACTTTGTCCAGATCATATTCGCAGTGGTGTTACTAACTATAACAAAGGGAGTATTGAATTTGATAACGGCTCAAGAATTGTTTCAGCAACTACTACCGGTAATACTGGTCGTGGTATGTCAATATCCTTACTGTATTGCGACGAGTTTGCATTTGTGCAACCAAATATTGCCGATGAGTTTTGGACTTCAATATCCCCAACACTAGCAACTGGTGGTCGTGCTATTATTACATCAACACCCAACAGTGACGAAGACACGTTTGCTACTATTTGGAAAGAAGCAAATAATAAACTTGATGAATATGGTAACGAACAAGAACTAGGAATGAACGGATTCAGTGCATATACATGTCACTGGAGCGAACATCCAGATAGGGATGAAGCTTGGGCAAAGACTGAACAAAGTCGTATTGGTGAGGAACGTTTCCGTCGTGAATACGGATGTGAGTTCTTAATCTATGATGAAACATTAATTAGTAGTTTGACGTTAGCAAACCTTGCAGGCAAAGAACCTAAATTTAAAATGGGGCAAACACGCTGGTATATAGAACCAAAACCAGAAAACATTTACCTAGTAAGTTTAGATCCTAGTTTAGGAACTGGCGGTGACTTTGCAGCCATTGAAGTTTTTGAATTGCCAAGTTTTAAACAAGTTGCAGAGTGGCATCACAATTTAACACCTATACAAGGGCAAGTTAAAATACTTAAAGATATATTGAAATATCTATCAGATAGTATGAATGGGCTTAGTAACAACATATATTGGAGTATTGAAAATAATACTGTTGGTGAAGCTGGACTAGTGTGTATTAAGGATCAAGGTGAAGAACAATTTGCTGGTCTTATGATTTCAGAACCCATGCGTAAGGGTCATGTACGCAAGTTTAGAAAAGGTTTTAACACTACACATGGTAGTAAAATAGCCGCATGTGCTAGACTAAAGCACCTAATTGAAACTGGCAAAATGGAATTAAACAGTAAAAGTTTAATTTCAGAATTAAAGGCGTTTATTGCCGCAGGCTTTAGTTTTAAGGCAAAAAGCGGAGAACACGACGATTTAGTTAGCTCACTATTGCTAATTGTAAGAATGAGTCAATTAATAGCAGATTGGGATCAAAGGGTCTTTGAAACCATATCAGGAACACATACTGAGGAAGATTATGAGGCACCATTACCCATTTTCATTTCCAGCACTATAAGCTAAATATTACTATGAATGCGAATTTTGAAAGAATTGCCCAAGATTTAGTGCAACAAATGTCCACTAGATTTCCTAGTATGAAAAAGGAAACTGTTGACGGTAAGCCTATTGATGGGAAAGAACACCGTGATGGTGACACTAGAAAAATCAGCTTTGACTTCACTGACAGACGCAATGGTGAGAAATTAACCAATGTGTCAATTAGTTTATCAGATGCAGATCAAAAGCCAGCATTGTTAGTATTATGGAACAAAAATCCAAGAGACAGTTCTTGGATTGACTTTTTAGATGAGTTAGGTGATTTTGCGCAATCTCACTCATTGGACTTTAAATTACAAAACCCATCGCAAAGTAACTTAGATAAGAGAGATCCTATCGGAGAAGGAAACATGAACGAATCTAGACTATCTGGAACTAGTAGAACTAGTTACCAAGAAATTGGCGAAGCTAAAATTATTGTTAGACACAGCCAACCAGTAAACTATAATGCACCTAACGGTAGGACACAACACATTGAAAGAATCTTTATTGAAAATGCTGTTGGTGAACGTTATGCTTATCCTGTAAAACATTTGAATGGAGCTCGCGCCTTGGCACAACACGTGTCACACGGTGGGACGCCTTATGATGATATTGGCAAACATGTTGTGAGTCTAAGTGAAGAACTTGCAAAATTACGTTTCTTTAAAAATTATGTTGATCGTAGCGAAGTTATTTCAGAAGCTATGGGAACAATACACAGTAAAGTTATTGAGCGTATTGAACAAATTAAAAAAGAAGTTCACACACTACAAAGCCCAAAAAACTATACTTTGTTTAAAGAAAACTTCACAAGTCGTCCATCGAAAGATGTACCAGAAGATATTTTAAATGACTGGGTAGATAGATTAACTGTACGTAGTTTCAATGAAGAACTAAAAGCAGTATTCCCGTACATTTATAGTCTAGTTGATGAGAGTGATATTCCTGTAAAAGAAATTGAAGTTGATGATATTTTAGCCGAACGTGTTTCACCAGAATGGGTTGAAGTAAATCGCAAAGCTAAAGAATTATTAGCTAAAGGTATGACCGTTGACCAAGTTGCTAAACAGCTGGGCGTTCAAGGACCAAACAATAACATGACTGGATCAATGGGCGGGTTATGGGGTGCAATTAATAAGGCTGCTCAAGAAGTTCAACAACCAAAGACAACATTTGAATCTCCAGAAGATCAATTTGAATCAGCCATTGAACAATTAGTACGTGAAGAAGATGACTTGTTTAGCGGTGATGAAGATCGTAGCAGTCAAGCTATGCAGTCATTAAAAGATTTGTTTAATCAAGATTTGCCATTAGGAACTAATGCCAGCAATGTAAGAGACAGTTTGAAAGACATAGTTGACAATGACAAATTAGGCAAAGCATTTGAAGCACTGGCTGAGTTGGGTTTAGATGAAATGGATGCTAGACCAATCATTAGTGAATTTTTAAAAGCACATGATGCTGAAAATCAAACAGACTTTGCAAGTAAATTAGGATTTGATAAAGATATGCCACCAGCTGAAGCTCCTCCAGAAGCGGCACCAGCTGAAGCTCCGGTAGCACCAGCAGAGGCACCAGCACCAGCGGCTGAAGCTCCTCCAGAAGCAGTTCCAGCTGAAGCACCACCTGTGGCTGCTCCAGTTGCTGAAAATCCAGATGAGGATATGATACGTAAGAAACAAAGTCGTCATGGAAGCACAGCAGAAAAATTGTTTGATGAAATTGAAGAACGTGTAAGTGGTTTCTTCAATGCAAACGAAGGCACTATGACCATTGGTGAAGAAGGGTTCGTTACTAAGATGTGTAAGGAACTTAAAGAAAAATACAACATTGAACCAGACACAATGCGAGCAGAAAAGTTTGATAATATGGTCGAACGTGCTTGTCATAGCGTAATGGAAAAATATAAAGGTCATGTTCAAGCACAACATGAACAAGCACGTATGCTTGAATTATCAGGTGCGGGAATGACCAATCGTAATGCAACTGAAAATATCAAAGCTCGAGTAGCACAGCGTAAAGAGCAAGCATTACCCGAGAGTGAAGAACTAACAGCAATGTTAAAAATTGCTGGTCTAAGATAAAGGAAGCGTTATGGATTCATTACTAAGAAAATATATAGACATCATTGAAGCAACTGCTCCTGCCGCACCAGTAGCACCGGCTGCTCCAACAAAGGCTCAACAGTTGGTTGCCAAAGCTGGGTTACCAGATCCAAATGCAAGTCCTGAGCAAATGGTAGCTAACATGCAAAAAGCAATGCCAACACCACAAGAGATGATGGCTCAGCAACAAGCAAGGATGCAGGCAAACAAAGCAAAAACAGCGGCCGCAACTGTTCCAGGAACACTAAAAGCAGGTGACGGTAGCGCAGTAGTTGACGGTAGTGGAGCTCCTGTACAAGCAGGCACACAACCAGCACCGGCGGTTGCGGCTCCAGCGGCAGCAAATACAACAAGCGCCGCAACAGGGGTAGGCATTCCCGGAGAAGAAGCAGCCGCTGATGCAGACTTCCTTAAAAGACGAAAAGAAACTAATGATCAAACAGCAGCCGACACTCAAGCAATTGCCCAAGCAAATGCTCAAAAAGTAGCTAACGGAGTCGACCCAGCAACTGGACAAAATGTTACAATGCCAAACGGAGTTAATCCAGAAGATGGAACGGTAACAACTCCACCGACCCAAACAGCAACGCCTGCTCCAGCGGCGGCTCCAAATTATGATACAATGCCGTTTGGTCAAGCATTTGGTGCGGCACGTAAAGCAGGCGCCAAGGACTTTACCTGGAAGGGTAAAAAGTATGCAGTAACAATGGCTCCAAAACAGGCAGCAACACCAAGCCCAGCTGGCACAGTTAAAAATGCCGCAGGCGGACAAACAACAACTAATGCTGGCGGCGCCGCTACTAGTGTTACTCGAAATAGTCGTCCAGTTGTTCCCGGATCATTAAGAGCTCAACAACAAGCAAACCAAGCGGCACAACCTGCAACCGAGTCATATATGAAAGATCTCAATGCTATGCGTAGAATTGCTGGATTGAAAGACTTTGGAATATAATTGGTAAAATTACTTCAATATTAAGCAAGATTTCACTTGCGAATATAAATAAAAGTGCGTACAATAACATGTATGCACTTTTTGTTTGTGTAGTGGCACAAACAAAACATAGGCAAACAAAGGCATATTAAAGGAGAAATATTATGGCATCTTTGGCTGAAATTAGAGCAAAACTTAAAGAACAAGAGTCACGTGGCACTGGGGAATCAAGAACTGGTGGTGACAATTCAATATATCCATTTTGGAACTTAAAAGAAGGTAGCGAATCCGCAGTACGCTTTCTTCCAGATGGCAATTCCGACAACACTTTTTTCTGGGTAGAACGAGCAATGATTAAGCTCGAGTTTGCCGGTATTAAAGGTGAAACAGAAAGCAAAAAAACAATGGTACAAGTACCCTGCATGGAAATGTATGGTGAGACGTGTCCTGTTTTGAGTGAAGTACGTGCTTGGTTCAAGGACCCAGCGTTGGAAGATATGGGTCGTAAATATTGGAAAAAGCGTAGTTACATTTTCCAAGGATTTGTGACTGAAGATGGTTTGAAAGAAGAAAACAGACCTGAAAATCCAATTCGTAGATTTATTATTGGTCCACAGATTTTCCAATTGATCCGTGGTGCATTACTGGATCCAGAAATGGAAGACTTGCCAACTGACTTTGTACATGGTGTTGATTTTAAACTAATCAAAACCAGCAAAGGTGGCTATGCTGATTACAGCACAAGCAAATGGAGCCGTCGTGAACGTCCCCTAACTGATGATGAGTCAGCGGCAGTTAAAGCACATGGCTTATTCAATCTTAAGGACTTCTTGCCTAAGAAGCCAACTGAGATCGAAGTTAAGGTCATTAAAGAAATGTTTGAAGCAAGTGTTGACGGTGAAGCATTTGATATGGAACGTTGGGGTCAGTATTTTAAACCTAGCGGTGCTAATCAAAATACTGGTGATCCAGTGGCACAAGCAACAAAGATTGCAAAGGCAACTCCAGCAGTTGTGGAAGAAGATCCACCGTTTGATGTTGATCCTCCTAAGGCAGCAGTTAAGCCTGCTACCGAAGCTGTAGCTAGTGGTGGTGATCGTGCGCAAGATATTCTTGCAATGATCCGTAACCGTCAGAAGTAATAAAAAATAAGGGGGCTCTGTCCCCCTTACTAACTATAGCACAAGGAGAACAACTATGGCTACAAAAGCCTTTGACTTATCTAAATTTCGAAAAACATTAACAAAAAGTATTGAAGGCCTCGGTGTAGGCTTTAATGATCCTACAGATTGGATCAGTACAGGTAATTACGCATTAAATTATTTGATTAGCGGAGACTTTAACAAAGGTGTTCCACTAGGCAAAGTTACTGTGTTTGCAGGTGAAAGTGGTGCTGGCAAAAGTTTTATTTGTTCAGGCAACTTGGTGCGTAACGCACAACAACAAGGCATTTACGTTATCCTAATTGATAGTGAAAATGCACTTGACGAAGCATGGTTACACGCACTTGGCGTAGATACTAGCGAAGATAAATTACTCAAGCTAAACATGGCTATGATTGATGATGTGGCTAAAACTATCCACGAATTCATGAAAGAGTATAAACTAATGGAAGAACGTCCTAAGGTCTTGTTTGTTATAGACTCATTGGGCATGTTGCTTACTCCAACTGATATTAACCAGTTTGAGGCCGGCGACCTAAAAGGCGACATGGGTCGTAAACCTAAAGCACTAACAGCATTGGTTCGTAACTGTGTTAACATGTTTGGCTCATGGAATGTTGGTATGGTATGTACTAACCACACATACGCAAGTCAAGATATGTTTGACCCAGATGACAAGATTAGCGGTGGACAAGGCTTTGTTTATGCGTCTAGTATTGTTGTTGCTATGAAAAAACTTAAACTTAAGACTGATGAAAACGGTGTTAAGACCAGTGAAGTACATGGTATTAGAGCCGCTTGTAAGATTATGAAAACACGTTATGCAAAGCCTTTTGAAACTTTGCAAATTGAAATTCCATATGAGACAGGCATGAACGCTTACAGTGGACTTGTTGATCTATTTGAAGATAAAAAACTTCTAGTACAACAAGGCAACAGATTAAAGTACATCGAGCCAACTACCGGAGAAGAGTTCTTATTCTACCGAAAAGAATGGAAAGATGATAAATTAGATATGATAATGCAAAATTATCACATTAAGCCCACACTTATCATCGAAGAGGAGATAGAGGTAAATGAATGACAATCAGATTGCAGACGTTTGGTTATTGTTTAAAGAGTACATTGACAGAAAAGAAGTAGCCGCTATAGCAGAGAAGTATGTTGATCTACTTGCGGACTACGGAGTCAAGGACAAGGTATTAGAAGGTGCTCGTGGTGTAGATGCAGATTTAGACCACGCTATTGAATACTATCTTGAAAATGACGAAGAAGAAATTATTGAAGAATACGAAGACTTAGACGACGAAGAAGAAGATTATTAATGTGGTATAACAAGATTAGTAAGGATATAAGTCACATTCCTGACGCTGTGCTATATTATGAAGCCGAATTACAGGCAGCAAAAAATGACGTCCGTATAACGGGAAATATTGAAAAGGCAGCTGCCAATATGCCTGGTGTTGTGGAACAACGATTTAATCAACTTCAAGAAATTGAAGCTATTCTTGAATACTTAAACATTGAATTACGACGTCTTCGTAGTCAACATTTTCGTAAGTACTTGGAAAATTATCAACGAGCTCTCACTAGTCGCGATGTTGAAAAATACGTGGACGGTGAGAGTGATGTTGTTGATTTTGAAAAAATCATCAATGAGTTTGCCCTACTACGTAACAAGTGGTTGGGCATTACCAAAGCATTAGATATTAAACAATGGCAGTTAAGTAACGTAATCAAACTACGTACTGCTGGCATGGAAGACGCTAGTTTATAAAAGAAATGTCAGAGACGGTAATTAACTCAATATATAATTTTTTATCTGTTGGTCGTGATAGATACGGTATAGATTTTTTTACAAGCGGTAGTAACGGTAATATGGTTGATGTTGAAACGGCGCTTTCCAATATCTCCATCCCGCTTTGCTGGGCAGGTTCTCATAAAAGATTATTACATCAACATTGTATTGAAAATAAAAGAAAATTTTATAATTTGGACACGGGTTATTTTGGAAATACTAAAAGAAAAGAACTAATACGTATTAGTATAAACAATCTCCAAGATCAAGGGCCAATTATAAAAAGACCAGCAGACAGATTTAATTCTCTCAATCTTGAAATTTTTAATTTTAAAAGAGGAAATACAATTATTATTGTCCCCCCAGATGATAAAATAACCTTGGGTTTCAGATTGTCTAATACATGGGCATCTGATATAAAAACTGAGATTGAAAAATACACAGACCGGACAGTTTATATAAGAAATAGGCCCGCTTCTAGAACAGAACGATTAACCACAGATACATTTAAAAACTGTATTGAAGGCAATGCGTATGCAGTTGTTGGCTATTCATCTAATGCTTTGGTAGAGTCAGTCATGTGTGGTATTCCAACTATTTCGTTAGGACATTCTGCAATTAATAGCTTTTCTAATCACACGTTGTCAGATATTGACAACATTCCTGATATAGATAATCATCAACGAAAGCAATGGTTGTATCACCTTGCATACAGACAATTCACACATGATGAATTATCAAACGGCACTGCTTGGAAAATAATGTCGGCCGACGATTGATTGAAATTATTTAACAGATAATCTACGCACATAAATATCACTATGAAAATAGTGATTGTTACAGGTGGGTTTGACCCCATACACTCTGGGC